GGTTTCGCCTTAGATGAATATAAACGATTGTTCAAAGCAGGGATTGCTTCTAAGGCAGAAACTTTAACTTTATCTAGAGCATTTCCTGATAACGAAACTTTTTCTAGAGCAGTCATAAAAAAAGGATTGTTGGATACAGAACCAATGGTATTAGGTGGCCCTGCTTCAGTGGAGTTAGTAGATAGGGAAGGACATTTAATTACTACTAACGCTATGAAGAAAGCCTTTACTAAGTATATGAAGAATTTCCGAACTAGGAATGCAATGGTTCTTCATTCAGATGTTCAAGTAGGTTGGGCTTTACCCGCTTACATTTCTCAGGGTGGGCAGATATTTAAGAGTGGTGTAGATGAGCAGGGTTTGTTTTTCATTACAGAACTTAGGGATGATACAAACATTGCTAAAAAAGTAATGGAGCAAGTACTTGAAGGAAAACTTAAGTCTTACAGTATTGCTGGTTCTGCTACCAAGACTCAAATGATACAGAAGGGAATGCAGGAAATAATGCAAGTAGATGATATGGAATTAGCAGAAGTAACTGTATGTGAAAAGGGTGTTAATCAAGCAGCGGGGTTTGAGATTCTCAAGGCTGATGATGCAGTTGAAACTTGCATAGATGGAAGTTGTTTACTTAAAGAAGAAACTCCATCGGAAGGAATAAAACTAATGACTGATGCAGATGACCAAATAGATTTCACCCAATCTTTCTTAGCATTTGCTAAAGAGGAAGGATTAATCGAGAAGGGTAAAGACGTAAGTGACTTCCCTACGCTTTATAATACTGATGGAAGGAAGGAACAACATTGGAGTCTTCTAACTAGGATGGGGTGGCCTTCTGAAATGCATCCTGAAACTGGAAGGTACATACCTGTATCTGAAGCAGACCAAGTAGGAATGTTTATTATGCCAGCAGACCCTAAAGTAGTGAATGAAGCTGGGCAAGAGTTGGGTTATTCTCATGCTGCTGATGCACTAACTCCACCAGCTATTGGTAATTTTGAAAGGGGTGGAGTTGTGGAAGGAAGTAATTCTGTAGAAACTCCTTTACATAAGGGGGCTGCTGAAAGTCTACAAAAGATATTACCAGCAGCAGTTGGTGCAGCAGCAGGAGCAGCAGCAAAAGCAGTAGCTCCAGCAGTTGGACGAGCAGCAAAAACTGCTTTAGATACTGGTGCTAAAAAATTCGGTTCAGATGTTGGGGCTGCTGCTGCTAAAAAAGTTAAGGAAAAGACAGGTCTTGACAAGGAGAATCCCATTACTAAATCCTTTTTAGATTGGATGGAAAAGGAAGCTCGTTGGAAAAAGGGACTTGATAAAGTAAAAGAATATAATGATGAAGCTAATGAAGAAATGGATGCTTACTATAAAAACGAAACTATCTAGTGCAATAAAAAAATATGTACAATTTCATGTGGAAGCTTTCAGTCACGAATATAATCAGAACAGAAATGATTAAAGATTGGGAAAGTTGCGTCCTCAGATATTCCTTGTTATACTAATGTTAGGTGGGCTTGGTGTTCTAGCCCTTTTGGATGAACAAACAGCTATTACTACAGGGTGCGTAACTTTAATGGGTGCATTAGGAATGAAAATTTTGGAGAAAGATTAAAAATGAATAATGGTTGTGGTTGTATTAACTGTACATGTGGTGAAGTTTCTGGTACACTAGATTTTATTGACCAATCCTACGTGTCTTGGAACACCCCAGAACTTATAAAAGTTTCTTGTCATTGTATAGCATGTGACCAAGAGTGTGATGATTGTGAATGTGATGATTGTTCTTGTAGTGATGAAGTGGAACATATAGGGTCTGATGTATGAAGAAAGTAATTACCTATATTTCATGGGTTATAATGTTCCTACAGTTAAACAAAGCTTTATATAAAGATAGTAAAGACTTTCATGCTAATATCTTCTGTTTATCTGCTGGTATCCATAATATGCTTAAAGACCGCAAGATTACAAATGAAGAAGTAGATAGCTTAAGTGGTTTAATAGCCGATACTTGTTCTTCCTTAATAACTCTCATTGACCGCTTCACTGTACCCGAAGAAAAATTATCTACTGAATAGGGGTTGACAACTATGTTTAAGTATGCTAAACTGAAAGCATCTTAAATACAGGAGTAGATGTTATGAACGTCTTCAGCCCTATCAAATTCCTCATCGCTTTAGTAGTTATAGGTATATGCCTGTAGTTTAGAGGTTCTATCATTCATGAGCAACATAATGCAATATCTAGTACAGTTGGGAGAAGAGTTTAGAGACTCATATAAAACTGTGGATGATAGAATTGGTGAGGTTATACATTCTCTAAACCTTCTTTCCAACCGAATTGCTGAAGTAGAAATGCGTCTGAATCCTAATCTAAGAGAGGAAGACGAGAATGAACAGTAATCCTTTAGATTGGACAGGCAATGAAGGAACTTCTGAAGAATCTTGGAGACAATATTTTCAGTTGTTACTAACGCAAATCCAATCTATAATGACTAACGAATTTTATGAAGCAAAGCCCTATCTTTATGATGACCCAAAAGATTTTATTAATGGGTTCACATTAGCTGGGGCATTTTTTTCAGGGTTACATCTAGAACCTGATGAACAAGCACGGGAAAGCCAAACGTCAATGTTTCGTATGATTTTAGCTCAATATTTACTTCATATTATACATCAGTTAGAACGTGGTGAAACAGGAGTATAATAGTAATATAAGTCTAAACGTGGAGACTGTATTGCTTGTGCCAATTAATAAAACTATCTTTATTAGACATTGTTCTAAGTGTGATACTTTAGATGAAGGAAACGCATTCTTAGAATGGCTAACGATTCTCAGGGCTGGCACTAAAGCAACGATTTTAAATGAGGTTTCTTACTTAGATTTGAAACATGTTTCATTAGAATTACAATGTACAACATGTAATTATAATTCAGTCACTCAGGTAATTTTTGAATGGGTATCTATTAATGACTCAGAAAATAAAGCATAGAGATGGTAAATTAAACAAACGTAGAAATATAAAAGACCAGAACTCTTTTCACAAAGAGAAGAATAAAGCTAAGAAAACTAAAAAGAAATATGTTAGAGAAGATACGTAAAAAGTTTTTGTGTAAAATTAAGGGGCATCCTAAGAAAGATGCACCATTGATTGAATTGTGGGAAGCATCTCAAGGAAGAGTTGTAGTTTTTAAGTGTATTAGATGCAATTCTAAATTAGGGAGTTTGTGGCATGACGCATGATTTTTTAGAGGAAGAAGATGAACCCACCAAAGTAATTAATTTTACTAGGAATGAATTACTTTATATTGATGATTCAGTAACTATGTTGATAGAACCAGAGTCTGGATTGCCACTACCTTTTCGCCCATTAATTCATCAAGCTTTAATTGCTATCCCTGGTGGCTTAATGGAGAAAATAGGAATGGGTATTTTAAGGGTTGAAAAGGATTCTGTGGTGCCAATAGAATTGGGAGAATCAGAATTATATATGCTAAGAGAAATTTGTCTTAGCTATGTAAAAATTAATGGTGAACATGTAGGATATAATTTAAAGAAAAAGGTATACCAAGCGTTACTAGGCGATGAAGAAAGGGGAGAAGCAGACTTTCAAGCGGTAGAAGATTTGTTATTTAAAGCTAACGTGGATATGTCTGCTTCTATTGAGTAGTGATAGATATAATTTATGGGTTGGCTGGTATAGAAATAGCTTTTTTCTTGGTATGGTTAAATTGGAAGATACTAAAAGTCTCTAGACAAATCCTTAATATTAGTGTATCATTACTGGAAGAGACAATAATCATTAGAAAAGAAACAGTTCTGATTAGAGAAGTTTCTCAAGTTATAGAACAAGAAACCATCTTATCTAGGAAAGCATTGGTAGGAGAAGATACAAGTGTTCTTAACTGAAGAGGATAAGAAAGCCGCTGAAGAATTATACCAGAACTTCCCTACTTTTCATATTAACGTAGGAATGGATAGAAATGATTTTGCAGAAGGTAGGATTAATGACCGTCAATGGAAAGTTAATGCCCCCGCTAAAAATAGAATTTGGTGTACTGGTACTGGGCTAACATTTATGGAAGCATATAAAAGTTTATTGAAAAGGTTAGAGGAATATGATGGATTATAATTATGGTACAGCCATGAATAAATTAATTGATTACTATAACGAAATGTTAGGATTAATTATTCAGGCTAGGCTTGCATCTGATAGAATAGATGAATGGAAGGAGATATTAAATCTTGTTACTAATCCAGACCAAGCCAATATAATGATAACAAGGAAGCCTGATTTTTACAGAGATTATTTATAGGAGTAGCTATGACTGCATATGATAGGTGGGTAGTAGACAAAGCTAACCAAGAGTTACAGCAACAAGTAAAGGAAGAATGGAAGATGTTTTATAATGTTAAGTATGGTGGCAAGGAAGGGCGCATCAAAGCTGTAAACAGGGCATCAGCAGAAACCCAATTCCAGTGGCTCCTAGAAAATAAGGATTGTTTTTGTGAAACTTGCAACCATCAATATCTAAAAGATTACTTGGTTTACATGAACTCTTATAATACTCAGTGTGTTAAGAAGGAACCTCAAGTAATCAGTGGAATTATGCAGGGGTAGTTGACAACTTTAAATAACTATGGTAAACTTAGGGTAAGTAATAAAAACTTACCCTAGTTTTTTTGAGGAAGAGGTAGGACTATAAAATGTATGAGCCTAATCCTTATGGCCTTCCAACAGCTTTAGGATTTATAGGAATGTTTGTTTGGGTACTAATATTATTGTTAGGCTAGGGTTGAAGGAGCATTGGGAATAATGGAAATGTATACTTATATAAACACACTAGGAAGAAGTAAAGTTATATGTGCAGATGGATATGCATGGAATTCTAATTGCCACGACCAACCACACATGGAATATACTAGCCTCTTTTTAGATGGAACTTCTATAGTAGAAGGAACGTGTAGACTTTGTGGAAAGCGTAGTAGTATGTATCCAATCTGTTCGCATAATTGTGATGGTAAAAAGGTTAAACGGTTTAGCTTAATACGAAACCTATCAAAGAAGTTAGAAGATGACTATGCTTGTAATTAGATTCGGAATTTATAAAAATGGTGGCTTGACAAAGAATTAAGTAACTGTTATGATTACAGGTGTAATTGGAACATGGAGAATTGAAATGACTAAGGCTGATAAAAGGGCTTCTAAAAGATTCAAAAACCGATATGGACATTGTGGTTTGGGTTCTTCTCATGTGCGAGAAGCTTCTGAGGCTGAAGTTATGCACCATTGGAGAAAGGCTAAAGCTAAGAGAGAATCGTTGTGAGAGGCAAAACATATGGTAACCGCAAAACAAAAATAGATAGGCAACAGTTTGCACAAATAGAATTGCCCGAAGAAATCATAGGAATATGCATTCAAAAGAAATGTAATAAGTATACTTATTTAGGGAATGGTTATTGCATGGAATGTTGGGACAAAGGGTTTGGGTTTGATTCTCAGTTCCCATCCCATTACAGCACAAAAAAGATGGGACAAGAAACTATAAGGCAAAACACATGGTAACTGAACAACTAAAATATCCAGAAGCCTTAGAACAATTAAGAGTAGCTTATGAACATGAAAAAATCGTATTGACTTCTCAGATTTCTACTTTACAATTATCTGTAAACCAGCAATCAATTAAGATTAAAAAATTAGAAGAGCGAAAGATGTATGATGAAGGTGTTGCTAACGGCATGGCTGATGTTTTTGAATTTATCAAAGGTTATCTTAAACCTGGTGTTAATTCAGATAGCCTAATTCCAGCACTTCAAAACTTTATCATAGGTATTAAGCTTCTTCACCTTCATCACCAGCAACGAGAATAAACAAATAAAAATAGGGGGTTGACAAAGATTAAAATAGGTTATATACTTTTAGCAGATTCAATAAATTAAAGGTTAGGAGAAGACAAGCGATGAGTGCAAGTTTATTTGGAGAACGGTTTATTGGTAGGCGGGAACCAGCATGGCATAGGTTGGGACAAGTATTCCCCCAAGACCTTAAGCTAACGGCTACAGAGGCAATGCAGAAAGCCGATATTATGTTTAAGGTAGATAAGTATCCAATGACTGTTACGGCCCCTGATGGGACTGTAGTAAATACCAAATCCTTTGGGGTACTGCGAGAGCCTACCAAAGATTCCAACCATTGGGAACTGTTTGGTACAGTTGGTTCACAATGGACTCCCATCCAAGCCGAAGATTTGGGGCGTATCCTTGACCCAATTAGTGAGAAGTTTCCAGTAGAAACTGCTGGTGCAATTGGTAATGGTGAAAAGATATTCCTAACGTTGGACGCTGGTGAAGCTAAGATAGCTGGTGAAGACCACAATCTGTTTTATCTGATTACAGACCATAGAACTGGACTAGGTGCTTTGACTTTTGCGTTCACTCCTGTTAGGGTTGTTTGCCAGAACACTTTAACAGTTGGACTCAGCCAAGCATCAGTACAGACTAAGCTAGAACATAACCGTAGCATTAATGTAGATGCAGAATGGTACGCTGATATTTTCAGCCGTATGTTAATGGCCCAAGAAACCACCATTTCAGCAATGGATAGTTTAGCAACTGTTACAATTTCTGATGAAGATTCTATGAAGGTGATAATGGCAGGGTATCCAAATCCTTCCAAACCTCAGAGGGTAAAGATTCAGGATAGCATTGGCCCTGATGTATTGAATAAAGATGATTACCTTAAAATCATGAATGATAACAAGGTTCATATTGAATCTTATGAAGGTGCTGTAAAACGGCAAGAGAAGATTAGGGAACACGCCCTAGAGTTGTACGATGTTTTCAATCAGGAACATAGTAGTATAGCCAAAACCCCTTGGGCAATCTGGCAAGCAGTGGTAGAATGTGAAGACTACCGTAGGGGTAGGGATTCCAGTTACAATATTCTTGCAGGGGATAGGGCTAACAATAAAGCGAGAGCCTTTAACAAAGCCCTTTCCCTGGTAGGGTAAGGAACCTTGGGGGCCATCCAAAAGAAGCCCAGGTAATGAGTAGTAGGAGAATAGGGTTAAGGGTGGAAACTCCTACTACTAGCCCCCAACAAAAAAAATGAGTTTTATAGTATTAGCACCAAAAAGTGACCTTCATTGGGAACGAGATTTGTATAATGTAATGGGAGAAATAAAAAATAGACCTTCTTTTTCTTTACCTTTTTATGAGACAAGAGAAGAGGCAGAAAAAGAATATCCAGATGTTGATATTTTTGAACTACCATTAACAGATGGAGAAAGGCTAAAGCTGAGAAATCATGTTTTGGGATTCATAAAAGAGACAATTATTATTTAGGAGATAAAGATGTTTTACTTAATGCCTTTAGTAGCCAGGATTATGGGGCGAACACCAAAACTTACTACACAACGGTTTGTTTCTAGGGAACAACTCAAAGCAGATAACCAGAGTATATTAGACTCTATAGCCCGTGACAAAGAATTAGAAGCTAGGAAACTAGCGGATGCCTTGAACACTGATTACTTTGACTAATGACAGTTGAGGAAGCACAATGGAAATTAGGGGTAGTGGTGGAAATCATTATCGACATAATGGAAACTGATGATAGATTTCCCCATGACCCTAAAGCCCAAAGGTCTGTAGTAGTTATTAAAGAATTGTGGGAAACCTTGGCTGAATTTTTGGATGATGATTATGAATTGCCAACGTTGTCATAAAAATACTAAGAAGAGTGGTGGGGTTTCTTTATTGATTAAGAGATTTGAACCAGATGGTTCTATTACTGGTGAAGTGATGCTTACCTTTTGTCCTACATGTGGGGAAAGGATACTAACAGGAACCACTCAGAACGGCCCTGAGAAGCCCATAGAGAAGCCTTCCAAATAAAAAGGAGCAGAGATACCATGAATGAAGAAAAGAATGGGTACATGAGAATGGATGATAGGGACATGATGGAGATTAATGCCGTAGCAGAAGCTTGGACTAGAGGCGTTCCAATGGAAACGGTTTATGAAATAGCCAAGAGATTTCACTTTCATATCACGGCCCATATTTTCATGGATGATAAGGCTCAATTTGACCTGATGAAAAAGGCTTATGAAATAGAGGAAGAAGATATTAATAGGACTCCTCAGAAAATCAATGCCATGACTTCATCCATACTGGATAAACTAGATGATATTGTAGGCTTCAAGAGTATGACCGATGAAGATATGGAAGCGATGGACGATGATACCCCTTTACCTGATACGGAATTCTTCAAGACGTTAGGATTAAACTAATGCCCTATTATGAAGTAACCTTTAAAATAGACATGGCTGAAACTGTAAGGATTGAAGCTGACTCATTGGAAGATGCCCAAGAAGAAGTTAGGGATTGGGGGTACTGGCGATTGAGTGAATGCAATGTAACATACTTCCCCCTTGTATTAAACGCCTTCTCTTGGGAAGTTACGAAGCAGTATGATTGCATAGAGGAAGCGGAGAAGAAGAATGAATCTTAAGAAGTGGTTAGGAATTGGACTGTTTGGGGTATTGACAAAGGTTCTATTAGTTGTTATATTTGGGATAACGTTTTTCTAAGGGAGAGATAGAAGGGCAATGTTAAATCGTAAGAAATATGCAGAAGAACTTAATGAGTCTATGCAAATGTACATAGACTTAATGAAGAAGTGTTGGGGGGAAGCCCCTGAGTTAGAACCTAAAGTAGAAGTTGTATTAAAAGTATCTATGGACTTTGACCTGGGAGACTTTCCTCACGAGGGCCAAGCCTTTTATATCACCCCCGATAAGGTTCAACAATTCGCTCCTGATAAGGTTGCTAAGAAAATAGCACAGGAGATTAACAGCCATAGAAATGCTTGTAATAGATGTGGCGTACCTACCCCACACATATGGAGTAGACAACATGGCATGGGACATAGGTATGTAGGTAACATAAACTACCGTACTAAAAAGCCTTATACAGAAGAAGAACTAGCGATGTATGATTTACCGCCAGATGAATTAGAACGTAAGTTACATCCAGGGTTGGCTAGGAAATTAGATAAGCGACTAATACAGAAAGCGGAAGCTGAGAAGAATAACCCAGAAGCATACAATAAAGAAATGGATGAATGGTATGGAAAGGGAGTAGCAGAAGCATAATGGAAGATAACTTAGAAGTAGATAAGATTATAGACATGGGGGATTTTGTAAGGGACTTGGTGGAAGAGTGGGACTTAGACCAACTAATGGAATACGCAATGGAGAATCTTAACGACTTCTACAATAAGCATAAAGACATATTTGAAGAAGACTATAAGCTATTCATGGAAGACCATGAAGCCCATCATGTAGAAGGTTATTAAGATGCCTCAAGATACACAAGACCCATTTGTTGAGAGAAACAAACGTTCAACTCCCATACTATACCAGCCGTATATGAATCCCTTTAAAAAAGCGCAAGGAAGAGGAATAGAAATACCAAGGAGTAAGAAAGGAATGAGTAAAGCAGAAAAGCTGTTGATAGCTGGAACCTTTGGAATATGTACAGGCGTGTGGGTAACTTTGGCATACCTGATTTATATAAATCTATAGGAAGGAAGACAAGCAGGGATGGCGAAATGGTAAACGCATTGGACTTAAAATCCAACGTCTATAAAGGACTTGTGGGTTCAACTCCCACTCCCTGCACCAAAAAGGAAGGAAGACATGGGAGTACCTTATTCACATCTAACCCAGGAAGAAATGGAAAGGAACCTAAAGTTTAATGAAGGAAGGGCGGCAAAGAAGGTGGAAGTGAAAGGCTTAGGAAGGAAGGCAAAGAATTGGTGTAGCTGTAACTTAGGACAAGAAGCACACAGTTTACACGTTCCACCCAATAAAGAGTGCAGTATATGTAAAGAAGTAAGGCAAGACGATGGTAAAATGGATGTTAATCATTATCATTGTGGGGCGTGTTTGAAGCTTTGGCAGATTGAATAATATTGGGGGTTGACTTTCTGTTAAATGGTTGTTATAATTACCCTAAGTAATCAAGCAAGTGGAGTAGAATAAATGTTAAAGTTTCAGAAAGCAGTCAGTGCAAAAGTAAAGAGAATCAAGGAATGGTATGGCAAGCCTGTTAACGTTTATTCTTTTTCACTTCCAGCAGGGTACTCTTGCCCCCAGGCTTTAATTTGTAAGAGTTATGCAAATAGGGAAACAGGCAAAATAACAGATGGAAAGGAAACAACTATAAGGTGCTATGCCGCAAGTGATGAAGCTAAATCCCCCAATGCTAGGAAAGCAAGATGGTTTAACTTTGATATACTTAAGCAACTAGACTTTGAAGAGATTTATTCAGAGTTATTCCATTCCTTCCCTAGTGATGCAGACATATGCAGGATTCATGTAGGGGGAGACTTCTTTAATCAAAAGTATTTTGATGC